TTAAGCAATAGATTCATTATTTAAGTAATCTGTCATACAGTCTTTGTCTGCTGGTTGACCAGGAGTTTGAATGCGACAGAAATGTTTATATCTGGCAGTAGTTACAAAACTTGAGGTAGTAGTTTTACAATAGTCACATTTATAAGCCATTGCTGACTTATTTGATTTACGCATAGGTTATTAAATAATTTATTTTTTTTTACGCATGTAATGTTCAGATGGTTCGTAATTCCATCTTTTGCCATGATGACCTCTAAGATCTGCGTACTTCATTCTTATTCTAACTATGATTTTAAGCAAAGTTCTCATCTGCCTTGACCACGATATTTCTGTTTAGTTTTTGGTTTGTTTTTATTGATGCTCTTGGTGTGTACTCGAGGTCGCTTTGGTGGCTTATCTCTTTTGATGTAATGAGAAAAATTCTGCTTTGCCACTATTTTTTATTAATAAATTTTGTAATACTTGATGATCCAAAAGATCCACCAACAATAGTTAAGATAATTATCCAGAAATAATCCGATGCTAATTCTAGGATCTCCCAGCCTCGCAACATCGCCTCCTGGAGAGAAGGTATGAAATGAGCAAGAAAGATTAATGAAAATACGATAACTAAATACTCATCTTTTAATGAGTTCTCACCAGATTTTAAAGATTGAATGTCTGTATTAGCAGCATGATCTAGTTCTTTTTGTCTAACTATTTTATCTTTCTCTAACTTATGTTTGATTGCACCAAAGGTTTTTTCAGCAATGATTTTAGTTAAAGGATTTTTAAGTAAAGAAAACCAAAACATTTAATACATCCAGCAGTTAGGTCGATGAGGAACTTCATCTGTTGTTAAAATATCTATATGTATAAAAGTCTTTGCAATACCAAGACCAGTAACTTTAGGTGTAAAGTAATCTACTAATTGTTTTCTATGTTGTGAATTTGAAACATGAATATCAACAGCTTTTCCTGTTGTGTGTGGTCCATTTTCACCAGTAGAAGAAACAGACGCATTATGAGATGGACACCTATAAGCTGAAGTTATTTGTATTGCTCCAAGAATACCTCTAGCTGTTTGAAGTAAATCTAAAATATCTGAATGAATATCTAAAGCATCACAACAGCTGCATCTAAATTCATCTGGTGTGAAGTTACACCAATCCTCTTTCCAGTCTCCTGGATCTTTTATCATTGTCATATTATTATTTATTTAAAGTTGAAGTAACCTATGGCAGCTGCAACTATAGTTCCTAAAAATACTAGAACAGATACAATGCCTTTACCTTTAGAAACACTATCCGATAATGTATCTACTTTTTTTTCTAATCTTTGAATTGAAGTAATAAGATTTCTCATTCTTTCTGCACAGATCTTTTCATGTGAAGATAATCTTATGCCTACACTTTGTTGTGCAAGTGTAATAGCGGATTTCTTTTTAGGCATTTTAATTTGTTTCTAGTTGATTAATAGTATTTCTGGCAGTTTCTCTATCTGCTATTTCTTGAGAATACTTATCTTTTAAGATTGTTATATCTTCGCCTTTTATTTGAGCTTCAGAAATTTTAGTGATTATCCAATCAGTATTTTGGAGAACGATTTTTGCATCAATAATAGATTGTTGATTTTGCTCTGCTTGTATTTCTTCAGCAGTTTTTTCAACTGGATCTTTTGTTAATCCTTCTTCTATTGGACCAAGATCGTTAATTTTTACTTCTTCTCTTATTCTATACCAAGTACCTCTGTTATCTTCAGTTTTAATCCAAGTATTACTTATCTCACTAAAAACATTTACATAGCCATCTTCAATAACAGCTGGTTTAATTGTAGTAGCATTTGTTGGAATTAAATAATTTGATGGACCTAAAGGATCTTGTCTAGCATCAGTTTCTTTAATAAATTCTTTTGTGTCTTTATTGTAATTATATATTTTCATAAGTTTTAATATTTAATGCAATACATCATTGCTATGTTTTTTGGTCTTGTTTCATTTGCAGTTCTTGGTGTTCCATTTGAACCATCAGAAATCGGAGTTGTAACTCTATTGTTTGAAGTTGAGTTTGGAGATTGAGGCATATCATCTGTTTTACTACCACCACCAGCAAGGAATTGATTATAGTAACGATAACTATGATAGTGTCCTTGAAACGCATCTGATTGAGAAGTACCTATGGATCTTCCACTATCTTGACCTCTGCCATTATCCCAGCCTCTTATAAATTCTCCTCTTAGATCTGGTATATTAAAAGTAGTTGATCCATCGCCAGATCCATAAGTAGATCCAAGAATTGTAAATAAAGCAGAGTAAGTAGTTCGACTTATAACAGATCCATCGCACTCTAAATAACCAGTAGGAACTGTACTTGTAGGCATAATAATAACTGATCCAGCTTCAGCTCCACCACCTGCTGGATCACTCCAAGATATATCTGTACCATCAGATGTTAATACTTGAGCAGAAGTACCTTTAGTTAAAACTGTTGTAGCTGCACTAGCATTACCATAAATAATACTTCCTCTACTTAATCCATCTAGTAAATCTATTTCAGCAGCAGTAGCATCTATTGCAGCAAGTTTAGTTAAATCAGCTTGAACTAATCCAACCACACCATCTAATAAATTTAATTCTGTTGCCGTAGAAGTTACTGCTACATCTTCATTTATTTTTGGTGAAGTTAAAGTTTTGTTTGTTAGTGTTTCTACTCCAGTTAAAGTTGCAAAACCAGCTGTACTTACGGCTACATTTTCCCACGCACTACCACTATAAATACGCATAATAGTTGAAGTAGTATTATAATAAAGCATACCAGCAGCTAAAGCATCACCATCATTATCCAA